TGAATTTTATTTGAAGTATCGCAACAATGAATTACCAGTGCATCGTGCGTTTGTTCAAGCATTGCCAACGGATAACCCACACTTACCACAAGCATACATTGAATCTTTAAGACGATTGCCCGAATACGATAGAAAACGTTTGCTCGAAGGCAATTGGGAATTTGATGATGATTCAGATAAGTTATTTGCAACTGATAATTTGTTGCGAATGTTTCGAAATGAATTATTAGATGGAACGAAATACATAACATCAGACATTGCGCGATTCGGTAAAGATAGAACCATCATTTGCGTGTGGAATGGTTTAACACTTGTTGAATTAAAAATGCTACATAAAGCGTCTATTGACGAAGTAGTGAATGAAATTCGAAACACCGCAAAGAATCACAACGTGTTGTTGCAAAATGTAGTGTGTGATGAAGATGGTGTTGGTGGTGGTGTTGTAGATTATTTGAAATGCAGGGGTTTCGTCAATGGATCAAAAGCAAAGCAACCACAATATCAAAACTTAAAGAGTGAATGTTACTACACACTTGCTCAATACATCGAAGAAAACAAGTTGACAATTTTTGTCAATGATAAAAAAGAACAAATTGTGCGTGAACTGGAAATGATTAAACGTCACCGTGCAGATGTAGATGGCAAACTTCAAGTCACACCAAAAGACCAAATCAAATTGCGCGAAGGAATTTCACCCGATATTGCTGATGCAATTATGATGCGAATGTTTTTTGAATTGAATAAATCATATGGTCAATACTTTGTAGGTTGATAAAAATAAACTAAATTCACACAATGAAATACATCTACGAAACAATGGGAATAACGCAAGAACGCGAACGTTTCCTAATCACAATGCTATCGACATTAGTGCAACAACAAAAACAAGTTGGTGATATTCTAAACGAATTTCACAAAAGCAAAAATCTAACATCACGCGAAAAAATGTACTTATCATTTTGCGCTGGTGCTATACTCGAAAAGAAACACAAAGAAGAAAACTAAAAACAAAAATCAATGCAATTACTTGAATACCTTTTACCATCAGATGTAAAAAGAAAAAAAGAACTTGAACTTTATATCGAAGAAAATAGAGACAAGAAAATTCCTAATAAAGAAAAAACTGCAACGTATCATTTTCAAATTCGTATTCCAGATATGGAACAAGATTTGGAATGTTGGGGAATAACAGAAGAACAATACATTCACAACTTTTTAAACAAAGATTCCTTACTGCGTTATTGTGTTCAACCGTATGAATTTGTTGGAATTTTTGACGATAATAAAAGATATTATGCACCGATGTTTGAAGCGAATAAAGAATTTATTGATGCATTAGATGAGATTGATTTTTATAAAGAAGCAATAAATGAAATGTACCAATACTTTAAAAAGAAAATTAAAAATATTGATTATCGCAATCTTTACGAAAAACAAGATGGTGTTTATTTAGGTTATCGAACTGCACCTTCACCACCAGATGATGAATGGTATGATCCGCGAATGATAGGAATATTAAACGAAGGACATATGATAATGACAAGGGAAGAATATCATACTCAATTAAAAAAAATAAAAAACAACTTAAAGAAAAAAAAGTAATGCAAACAGACGAAGAAAAATTACGCGTGATTAATTTACTAATGTGGTTGCAGGTTGCAATCTACGCGTGTGATGAAGTTGAAAACATCAGATGGTTCAACAAGCACAGAACAAAACAATCATTACAAGCGTTAGTACGCACGATTCTTACCGAACACAACGTTGTTATCAAAGCGTTTTGGGACACTGAAGGTGTGCGAATGGACGAAATAACAATGATACTTGATGAACTAACAAAACAACTTGCGCATTGCCAGTATCACAAATTACCCGAAGTTACTGAATGGATTGTAAATAATGATTACCTGCGTGAAATATAAACAAACTAAAAACTAAATAACTATGGAAAAGAAACAAACTGCGGTTGAATGGTTAGGACTTGAACTAAATATGATATTCCACGACATAACTCCTGAATTGTGGGAGCAGGTCAATGAGATTTTCAAGCAAGCCAAGCAAATGGAGAAGGAGCAGGTGCTTAATTTTGAAGGTTTATTATATCAACATGAAGTTGATGCGTTTGCAAATCACACCATAATATTAACGGCTGAGGAATTTTATGATAAATTATACGGAGGTGAAGATGAAAAGTAAAACACGTTTAATGACGAATAAATGTACAATACAACACATATCTTGACTTATGGTTTTAAAAGTCATGCTATACTGTGATTTTATACCTTATAAGGTATGTTATCCTATGCGTATAATATGACCAATACCCATTCGGGTATATATCAATTAGATGTTAAAAAGCACATTTGTCACATATATAGTAAATTTTTGTGACAAGCATTGTATAAAAAAACAACAAAAGAAATGAAAAAAATTATTACCTTATCTTATTGACAGAAAGTGATGAAAGTTGTGTTTTTTGTCAATAAGAAAAAAGATTAAAAAAATGAAACAAGTAAATAACTACACACCAATTAAATGCTCGAAAACACAAGTCGCTTTGAGTTTAGGCGACTACGTTCAGAACGAACGAGGTCAATGCGGACACTTAGCGTGGGACGATTGTTTTAACCGCTACTTGATTAGGTCAGCAACAGGCGGTAATGTCTACGCTTCAACTTATACAAAGATTGAAGAACTTCACGAAAACACTTACAACACAATTGGAACTGAATGCCGAAGAAATCACTTAAAAAAGAAATGGTAAAAAATGAAATTATTTAAACACCAATGGTTCTGTGAAAAGACAGGTATAGCTCAAGCATACACTATACCTTGTGTTGGCTGTGATTTTACTTGTAAGAATGTAGTACGTCAATCTAAATCTCATGTTATAACTAGAGCTAAACGTAAAGCAATATTACAACGTGACTGTAATAGGTGTACACAATGTGGCGATACAGATAATTTAACCATAGACCATTTGCTTCCTGTTTGTGAAGGGGGTAAAAATGATAAATGGAATCTTACTACTTTATGTCATGCTTGTAATAATAGTAAAGGAGATAAATTGGTAGATAAATTTTTGAAGTTACGCTTTAATCAACGGTACGGAATTAAAACTTACATGGGATGGTAAGATTATTTTGGGTTATTTTTAAAGAACCTTTTCGAATGATTAATGATTTTATGTTTGGAGATAACCATCATATTGTATCTGAAAGAGGAAGATATTTATTATATACTAAAAATAGAAAACAATTAAGAGAATGGAGGAATTTAATATGAAAATTATTCCTATTGGAAACAAAGGGATAAAAGCAGGTGATAAATGTATTGTAGAAAATCCTATTTCGGGTAATCCTGATAAGTTAAATCTAAAAGGAAAAGAAGTAACTATTGAAACAGTATATTCATTTGTTGCACCTGCTTTTTTAGCTATTAAACTAGAAGGAATATGTATGGAAGATACGGAAGGTGGTAAATGGTTTGAGTCTGAGTTAGAACTAATTAATTAAAATTATGGGTAAATAAATAAAAAATTATGAAACAAAAAGCACTATACGAGTCTTTGAAAATGACTTACGAGCGCGAACGCGAAATTGTTAATTCACTCGCGAACTACTTTCAACAAGGAAAGATTCTAGGAGACATTCTTTTGGAACTTTCACAGCGCAAAGACTTGAACGCGAAAGAGAAAATATATCTCGCGTTAATGATAGGTTCAATGATGAGTAAGCCGAATGAAGAAAAGTAATCTACTCACGTCAGTCATTGATGATTTAAAACTGCGTGAGCAAAAAGGAATCGAAACGTACAACACAACGATGGATCGCAAAGATTTGTCGCATCACGAATGGCTACAACATTTGTATGAAGAACTTTTAGATGCTTCGCTTTACACCAAAAAACTAATTCAAGAATTCGATAAATTGAAGTTTACTTTGATAGAAGAACAATCAAAAGACCTTCAATAATTGCAACACCAGTTGCGATTAAGAAAGCATCAGTACGATGCTTTTTTTGTTTTGTTAACTTATCATTCTTGTGTTGTAAATCTTGTTTATCTTTTTCTAATAACTCGATTTTATTTCTGAATTCTTTTTCATTGACGTTATACTTGTCAATTGATTTCGAATACAATTGAATATCTTTTTCTAACAAACGTATTTTTTGTTCGTGAATTTCTGATAAGTCACGAAAGTAACGTTCGCTCAAGATTAATTTATTAATCAACTGGAATTGTTGTGGGGTTAAAGTATCGTTGCTTATCAAGTTGTTCGAGATAGTACCACACGCTATCGATTGCGTGTTCGTCAACATTAGTAATACTATTGATGCGATTAAAATCAATGTAGTATTTATTCGTGCGCTCTGCTTTTTTATTATCGATTTCATACAATTGTTTTTGAAGTTCTTGGTGTTGTAATTTGTATTGTTTTAATTCACCTGCGTTTGCATTTAACGTACTATCGATGCGCTGAATTTCTTTTGTGTTATTCATAACTGGTGTTTGTTTTTTATTCAAGATGTACAAAGTGAACGCACACCAAACAAATAAAACTGCAAGTGTTGTATAAATATCTTTCATAACAATCGACCATTGTGAATACGATAATTTTTAACGTGAAAATCTTTACCATTACCACGTGTGATAATTGCGAATCCGTGATTATACTTTGAATATGGGTTGTAATCTGGTGATAATTCAGATAAGCAACCAACACCCCAACACGTTATTATCTTACCATTAATATCGCGCTCTGAATGTTCTGCTGTTTGATGATGATGTCCACACATTGCAGTCGCTTTTGCCTTCATATAAAGACCACGTGCAACGTTTACTGATGGTATAAATTGCTTACCGAATTCGTGTCCGTGAAATATGCTCAAACCACCGACATTCAATTTACTTTTTCCATCGATCCAAATAATTCTGTTCTTGTCGCAATGTGTTAACGTTGGAAAATCCAACGCATCAATATCAAATAATTCTGGTGCTTTCACACGCATATAACGCCAATAACGTTCTTCGTGATTGCCTTCTTTGTAATATATATTCGCGTTCGGAAATGCTTGACGTAATTCAAACAAAAACGTTCGCATCGCATAAAGTTCTTCGCTGAATTTTCTTTTCTTCGGGTCTTTCACGAAGTCACTAATCATATGGCAATCGAGCGCATCACCGTTCAAAATAATTGTATCGCATTGTTCTTGTATACCAGTATCAATGGCAAGTGTTAATGCTTCGATGTCGTGATATGGAATATGTACATCACTCAATACAAGAATCTTCGAACCTTTCACATCAATGTGTTGACGTTTCTTCGCGTATGATTTTGGTAATTTGAATGGATTTAACGCGCGTGGTTTGTCTTCAAACAATGCTTTATCTTTTGTTTTATTTCTATTCGCAACGCCAGTCTTACCACGTAGTTTTCTTATGTGTGAACGTGCGTGTTCAACATCTGTGTAAACTTCGGGGTGTTCTGCAAATAGTTTTTTAGCAAGTGTTAGTGATGGTGTATTTGCAAACTGCTCACACACTTTCTTCGCCATTAGATGCGCTTGTGTTTTTGGATGTCCCATTCGTTTTATTTGTGAATGCTTCAACAACGGTTGTACTTAAAACACCACCTGCAACAATTGCTAATGCATCATACATAAATTGTGGTGCGATGTAACTGGTGAATGTTCCAACGTATGCCAATACAATCAAATTAATTACAATAAAAATAGCAGTAACTCTCTTACTGCTAACACTTTTTGAATAACTAAATAAATTGTTAATCCATTCCTTCATAATAACTTCATCAGCAATTCAACAATGAAACCACCAACGATGCCCATACCCGTTGCAATGCCAGTAAACTTTGCAACTTGCAATCTTTGATTTTGAATGTAACGTTCGTGACGTTCAACTTTTTTTACAAGACCTTCTTGCAACATTTCATCGTCACCAATTAACGTTAATAACACTCTATCAATTTTGCGATTAAGCAATTGTATTTCTTCGTGTATCAAATGTGTTTCGTTTTCGTGGCTCATAACCATTCGTTGAATAAAGTATACGTGAAAAACTTGTTACCACTTGCTTCGCACATAGAAATCAGTTGTGCAAATTCTTGTGGGTTATTCAATACTTGACAACCTGCACTCCATTTTTCAACAAGTGTACTTATTGCATTTGGATTTGCGCGATGAATGTTAATTCCAAAAATACCACGTTCAATGTTGGTTGTTACTTCAGCTATTTCGTTCTTATTTGAATCGCGATAAACATCAATTGGTGCGTATTGGGTTAATGCTTTATACTGCCCTTTGTGATATCCTAACACCCACGAATTTTTATACTGCTTAGGTACAACCATCGCAGTGCCTTTTGGGTTCATCAGATTTAACAACCAATGTCGACCTGCATTTGTAGTTGCAGTAAACCAATACACTTCATCGTCTTTAATCACACCAACTAAATCATCGAATCGGTTTGGAACATTAGCGCGTGAACGTATACCAACCAAATGAAATTTCATTGCGAAATCATATTTGTGTTTAGCGAATTCTTCTTGCAGTTGTTTAATTGTTGGCTTGACCATTTTGCAATCTTTTTACTTGTTGTTCTTTTTTCTTTATGTACTTCTTCAACTTTTCAAAGTACACTTGTTGTTTTTCTAAATCTTTTTTTCTTCCCCTTGACATATTTATTTATTGAAAGTAAGAATCTAACCAACCGCGTTTGTACTGCCCTTTCACATACCTATCACTTCCCATTGAGATTTCAAAATTGTTTGATGGATAAACATCTGTATCTGAATACAATTGATTCTGCGTGTTCGTTGAATATTCGGGAAATAAAGAAGTGTTATCACACAAGTAATCAACCATACGCGCAGTATAGAACATTGCTTTTTGACGTGATTGTTCACGATAATTTTGCAAATCATCTTGTGTTATTGGTTGTGAATCTTCACTTGTGCGAATCACCAACGAACCATTATCTGTTTTCATATATAAGTGCGGAAGCATCTCATACATTGCCCACCAACACACCATTCTGCGCACCCAGTTGTCGAGCAACGTCAAGTAATTACCGCTAATTGTATTATTCGCAACATCACTTTTTATCTTGTTATATAAATCTGTTCCGAGATATTGTTGCAAGTGTTCATCTTGCGCTAAATAAATTGCTGGATACATAAGTAATGGATCAACCGAACCATTCACCCACGTGTATTTTTTGATATAATTTTCGTCTACTAAAAGAACTTCTGGTTGTAGTGCCATATTATTTTTATTTGTATTTAAGTGAACCGCGTGATGGTGTATCAATTGGTCTTATTGCTTCAACACCTTTTGGTTTTAAGCTATCAACATTGTCTTTTACCACGCTATCATTTGCAAGACCTTTGTTTGGTAAGAACTGACCACCTTTTCTTTTTCTAAAATATATTTTTCTAAAGAACTTATGATGGCAATAGCAACCGCCTTTCCAATACCATATGGAATACCCATTCGAACCTGCGGGTGCGAACTGCGAATTTTCACCTTCCATTGCAATGATATCTTCATAACGATAAACTGCACCTGCTTTTGAAAGCGAAACCATCTCGCGACAAAAGTCACGCGTTACCATTTCGCCATCGCGCCACGTTAGATTTTTAGAATAGTAATAACGGATTTTATACAGACCTTTATCGGTTTCATCTGAACGCTCATTCGGGTTTGCGTATGAACGTAGCGACATATACTCTTTGCGATATGCTTCTTCGTTGTGTGGGTCTGTTACTTCTTCATCTGAAATACATTCCCATTCTTCTTCATCAACGTATTCTGCTTTATCAGCAAGATGCGATAACCACGCTTGTGAATCTTCTTCACTAATGTGAGCAGGAACACCATCAATTAATTGTGGTGCTTTCTTCTTTTTTACTTTTTTTTTTTGACTGCTCAATTTAGCAATCGCATCACCACCAACTGCGAACATTGATTTCGCAACTTCAACATCTAATTGTAAGAACTGAACCAAGAAAACAATCGCTTGTTCTTGTGTCAAAATTCCTTCTTTCACTTTCGAAACAATATCAATTGCAGATGAAATTTGTGCACCGTTATATGTTACATCTGAAACTTTTACTTCTGTTGAAACATCAGTTGTTGTTGGTTGTTCAACCGGTGTATCAATAACAATCGATTCAGTTGGCATTGCAGTTTCAACAATTTCAAATGGTGAATTAAGTGCAATTTCAATATCACCAAGTATTGGTGTGAACACATCTGTTATTAAACGTTGATATGGTTGAATTACTTGATGATTGAAGATGTCTAAAGCAACAATCATTTCATCTTTGTTGCTACCAAATCCACCATTATCACGAATACCAAAAAGTAATGGTGATGTGATTCTGTGACCAATCATAATTTGCTTCGCTGTTTCTTCACTCAAAAACTGATATTGTTTATCAGCATCTGAAATTGGAAATGGTTCTATTTGTGGAGCGCGTGCAGGGTCTTCATTGAACGTCATTAAGAACTTACCAGCGTTACTTGCACCGCTCAATCTTGCTTCCCATTCACGTCTGATTTGCTCACGTTCTTCCTTTTGTGGAATGCCATTTAAGAAGTTAATAATGAATGATGGGAATAAACCATTCAAGATGTTATTCACGTGATACATTCCCATCTGATATGACAACTCAATGTAATTCAACGAACCATAATAATCGGGTTTTGAATAATACATAGAACCTGCACACATCGAATGCTCATAAATTACTTGACGTGGATATTCTTTCGCGCACGATGGATCAAACAATGGAATGAAATATGGTTTTCCTTTTTTACTTCTTGTGTTATTCCAATCGTATGAATACCAAATACCAGTTACTTCTTCACATTCTTTATCGTAAGCTAATCGGCAATTCTCGAAAGGCAAGTGATTGATTTGCGCAACGCGTGTTCCATCTAATGACCAAATAACTTCTGCAACAAATTGACCTTGTAGTTTTAAATCGAATGCAATTCCATTTAACGCATTATCAAGAATCGTATCTGTTCCTTTACCTGCTATCATAAACGCAATCGAATTCACCAACGCATTGTGAATCGGTGAATTTTGATACAAGTTAATTAAGTATTGCGGATATAAATTATTGTCGCCATAATCAATCCAACCTGCGCGATTCTCTTTTTCAATTGCTTCGGTGGGTTGGTATTTTGCGAAGTTGAATTGTTGTATGTTAGTCATTAAGTACCTGTATATATTACATCAACGGGAATCGTTGGTGTTGAAACGTCATAATAATTCACGCTTTCAGTAAGTTCGAAAATTCCTTTTTCAACTAAGCCAACAACACTTGCATCTGTTGGGTCTGTATTGCTTGAAGAATTTTGACCATACACTTCGTATCTGTAACGCCCTGCATCAACAAGTGTTGCAGTTGTTAATTCAATTGTGGTGATTCTTTCGTTCTCACTTATCACACTAACCACTTGACCTAATGATTCACCAGTCATTTCATAAGTCAATACCAACAAATAATGCGTGAATGCAGTTGTGTAATAACTACGACCTTCGTTCAACGTTAGATGCGTTGTTTGGTTTGCAGTATTTGTAAGTAAGTAAATCATTTTTCCTTGTAAGTAAAGTTAACAAATGGTGGTTGTGTGACCACCAAATGTTAACATAAATTCTAATTGTTTATTAATCAAGAATTGAAGCAGGTGCACCGCTCAATTTGTATGCGCGTTTTGGTGCTTCGTGAGTAAATGCTAATGTGTAACCATTCATATCACCTAACGTTGTA